CGTCTAAGAGGCATGAAGGATGGGGCTGAAAAGACTCGTGTCGAAATGGAACTCTTTGGTCGTACCGGGTATCAGATGCACGCCATGCTTAATATGTCCGCTGAACAGATGGACAAAGTGGCGGAACGTGCCAAGGCAATGGGGCTTATCATCGACGATGATGCAGCATCTAAGTCCGCAAAGCTAAATCGGGAATTAAAGGATTTAGAGAATACCGGTAAACGCCTAGCAGTATCTGTCGGCCATGAGTTAGTTCCTGTGTTTAACGACTACGCAAAAGGCGTGTTAGACGTCGCTAAAGAATTCGAGACAATGACCGCTGAGCAAAAGGAAGCTATCGGAGGTATTGTCAAATTCGGTGCAGAAGCCGGCGCAGTAATTATAGTTATGAGATCACTAACCAGCGCACTCGGATTTATGCGATTGGCCACACTTGCTGCAGCCGGTCCTTGGGTAACATTAGCTACAGTAATTGGGCTTGCCGGAAAAGCATTGCTTGATTTTCGATACAATGAAAAAACATCTGGCTCTTACATGGGAGTAGATGTTGATGGCAAGCGTATTCATAAGAATACGAACTCAACAGCAGGCCTGTCTGACAAGTTTAGGGAATCGCACGATACTCGATATTGGATTGAGGATAGTGCGTGGCTTGGACTTGTAAAGAATGACCGCTTAGCTACTAAAGAGGAAGGCGCTAGAATCGATGCAGCATTAAAGCAAAAAGAAGAGGCGGATGCTGCAAAGGCTAAACTTGATGAAGAACTTGCAAAAGCAAAAGAAGACCTTGCTAATGGGGGAAGCTTAACCAATACCGAGGCTATCAATAAGGCAAACGAGGAAGCAGCGAAAGCGGCCAAAGCCCAAGAGCAGGCAGCTAAGAAAGCCCAACAAGCAGCCGAGAAGTTAGCGAGTGCCGTAGAGCGCATGTCTGAATTATACCGGTCTCTTACTTTGCAGAGCTTACAAATTGATGGCAGCCAATATGAAATTGATAAGCTAACTGCTAAGAACCAGTATGAGGCTAACAATAAGAACATCCGCGATATTATCCGTTCTGTTTCTGGATTGAGTGGAGGCGTTACTGGAGAAGCCGTAAGTGTACTTGATGCTGCTAATGAGCAACTCGGTAAGGCATACGAGTTAGGCGCAGATGGTACATGGGCAACAGATTGCGGTAAGCTATTTTCCGACTCCGTACTCCAAGCATTCGGTAAGGATGTACCTCGATATGTTCCATCTATTATGGACGCTGCAAGAGCGGCTGGTGCTTGGCACGATGAAGGCGATGGGTATGTTCCTAAAGCCGGCGATGGTGTGGTTGTACTTGGCGATAACCATATTGTCATTAGTGACGGAAACGGCGGATACACTGGTGCTAATTCCAGTACTGGTGTAGTTAGCAAACCGAGCGTATCAAGTGATTTTGGCGCTATTACAGGGTATGTTGATACCAGCTTACTAGCAGGGGGTGCTTCGAGTGCTGCTGCTGATTCAGCTGGTAGTGCGGCAAATGCCAAGATGCTTGCTGAGTCTAACTTAACTGCTCAAGTTAGAGCCAAGAATGAAGAGTTGTATCAAAAGCGATTAGCCGAAGCACAACGAAATCAGACTATCCGTGTTCGCAAGATGAACGAGGATATTAAGAAACTCGATCTTGAACGCACAGGTGACCGCTTGCAATTACTCAAAGCTGAAGCCGAAGCACAAAAGGCGCAGATTGATGATAACGTTCGTGAGTACACAAAGGCTGTAGGCAATAAGGAACTTGCTGAAAAGAAAGCTCAAGCAGAGCGCCTAAAGTTGGCATCTGACACCGAGCAGAAAATCAGAGAGTTGGCGTACACGCAAACAAGTGAAAATGTTGACCACTTAACTAATATGGTTACACTAGGCCGATTGTCTCGCAGTGATGCAGATGCTTTACTTGCTGAAGAGTTAAAGACCTATATCGACTATGCACGGAGTGAAGTCAATGAGGCCCAGTTAACGGCTACGCAAAGACTGCAGATTGAAAAGAACCTATTAGAGTCGCAACAGAAACTATGGGAACTTGCAGGTCGCAGTCTGAAAACGAGCCTACAAGAAGCCGCACGCCAATATAAGCAAGAGACTACCAATTATGCTGATTTAGCGAAGTCTACTTTTGATAGTACGATGAGCTCTATCAACTCGGCATGGACGAATAATCTCGAGGCTATGGCAACAGGAACGAAGTCATTTAGTAAAGGAATTAAGGACATATTTAAGGATATGACGAACGCCATTATTAAGATGATGATTCAGTTAATGTTCCAGCAATATGTTATGCCTAAGTTGCAAGGATTATTTGGCGGTGCCGTTAGTGGTATCGGTTCCCTAGGTGCTGCAAAAGGGACATCGTCCTTTGCCAGTGGTGGTTCGTTTAGTTCTGCATTTACGGGAAATCGATTTGCTGCCGGAGGAAAAACGAATCCAGGGCTTATGTTGGTTGGTGAAAACGGACCAGAACTATTACAGTCCTCTGGATCCCATCGTATTTACACAGCAAGCGAAACTCGTAGATTAGTAGGTGGCGCTACAAGCAACAATGTAGTTGTTAATATCATCAATCAGTCTGGTCAAGAACTTGAAAGCAAGCAGCAGAACTCTCGGTTTGATGGTGAGAATTATGTTATCGATGTAGTAGTTCGTGCTATGGAATCAAACAAAGGAGGTATGCGTGACGCCATCAAGGCATCCGCAGTATAACTATGGCAGTATTTCCAGATATTCGATGGCCGATATATCCAATTCAGGAGACTACTCCAGATATTTCGTATAAAGGCCAAGTTGAAAACATGACGCTAATCACCAGGAAAAAGACGACAAAGACCCGGCGGACATATTCTGTAGGGTACAAGTTGCCAACAGCTGAGTACTATAAACTTCGGACGTTCTATGACGCCGTCAACTGTTCGGGTATATTCGACTGGGTACATCCAGAAACACGGGAAACATTAAAAGTGCGATTTGCTGATCAGTTAGACTTTGCGGCGAATGACTACGGAGTGTGGATGGGAACCGTGAAATTACAGGAGGTATAACATGTTACCACTCTCAACGGCATCGATTTTAGAGAAAAACCAAATATCGGCCACAGGTGTGTGGTTAATTTTGTTAGAAATATCCTATAAAGGGGATACGATTCGATTGGTATACAATACGGAGAATATCCAATTTCAAGGTAATACCTATATCGCATTTCCATTTACCATTCAAGATGTCACAGAGAATGCAACAGATTTGCCTAATATTAAGTTATCTGTATCTAACGTGACTCGAACAATCCAGCGTATGGCAGAGTCTAATAATGGATTCACTGGAGCCAATGTCATCATTCGTGTAGTGAATACGAACATACCTGATGTGTGCGAGCAAGAGGAGCATTTCGTAATTACAGGAACTCATGCAAATGCCGAATGGATGGAGTTTACACTAGGGACTGACTTTAGTTTTACTCGACGATTCCCATTAATCCGTGTGATGAAGGATTTCTGTCCGTTCAAGTTTAAAGGCGTTCAGTGCGGATATAAGGGCCGTGAAAATCAATGTAATAAAACCTTAGCGCGATGCCGTGAATTGGGGAACAGTACACGATTCGGCGGAGAACCTACTATTCCGCAAGGAGGACTATATGCATCCAATAAGTGATTTGACTGATATGATAGGTACCCCATTCTCGGAAATGAAATGCTGGGATGTAGTTGTTGAGGTATATCGGCGTAGTGGAATACCACTACCCGAGTATACCCAAATCAAAATGGATGAATGGCGCGAAGTTCGTGAGCCAATGCCAGGGAGCGTTTTGGTGTTTGCGCTATACGGTAAAAATCTCGATCACGTAGGAGTATATCTTGGTGAAGGTAAATTCATACACGCTACTGAACACAGCGGCACCTGTATAGAACATATATCAAAGTACGTGCCTCGATTGAAACACATTTATGAAAGGAAGGAGTAGCAGATGGTTAACGTAATTATTGTAAATAATCCGTTCAAGCCAGAGCAACGGGATACAAAATATTTGCCATTTAAACAGGGCAAGTCTATCAGCTATTACTTCAGCGCACCTGGGGAATGGGCGTATTCAGTAAATGGACATGAGGCGGCGCCGGATACAGTTGTAAACGATGAAGACTACATTGTAGTAATGCCTCGAGTTGAGGGCAAATTCTTTGGTGTTCTTCTATCAATAGGGTTGGCAGTATTTACCGGTGGTATTGCTTCAGGTGCTATCTTTGGTATCCAAAGCTTGATTTGGCGGTCAGTCATCGCTATGGCGGTAGGGATGATAGGTAATGCTATTGTCTCAAAGTTAACTGCTCCTAAAGTTGACCGTTCGAATTCCGAACAGTCAAATACATATGGCTGGGGAGGTACCGAAACTGTTACTGGGCAGGGCTACCCTTTAGCCGTGACGTATGGCCGAATGAAAAGCGCTGGGTTATTATTATCCCGCCATGTAATTAGTGATGGTGAAAAGCAATATCTTAACCTTTTATACTGTGCTGGTGAGGGTGAATTATCAAAAATAGAAGATATTCGTATTAATGCTAACCCAATCAGTAATTATAAAGATGTGCAGGTGGATATCAGAAAGGGTACAAATGACCAAACAGTTATCCCAAATTTCAATGATAACTTTGCGGATCAATCCTTAAACTATGAATTGACTGAATCATGGAATACGCAACAGGTACAAGGCGATGCATGTGACGCTATAGAGTTAACTGTTGGATTCCCAAACGGATTATATTATTCAAATGATAGCGGC